GGCAAGCAATTCAGAAAATAAAGAATTTTGGGAAAACAACTTAGAAATTTTAAAAAACAACGAGCAAACATTTTTAAACAATCTCGCTGAAACTAAATTTTTAATTCAATGCTACAAAAATAAAATAGAATCCATGTAAATAAACCAGAGTAGAAAGATTTATAAATAACTATCTATATATAAAAACATGGCCAACGAAGCAGTATGCATTGAGACACCAACTGAGTTTAGAAGATATACAGTAGATAATGCTACAGGTATTGCTATAGGCACAATTCTTAAATTATCAGATCCAAATACAGCAGCCGCAAGCACAGCGGATAATGATCCTTTTGCAGGTATTGCTTGGGAAGAAAAAACAGCAAATGATGGTATTGTTGAAATCACAGCAGCAGTAAATGGAATTTGGGATATTAAAGATTCTGGGGCAGGTATTAATGCTGGGGCTATTGTTAATGTTGGCGGAGCTAATTTAATAGTCGCAAGTGCAGCAGGTGATTTATTAACAGGTTCAGTTGTAGGTAAAGCTCTGGAAACAGCAGGAGCTGCTGAAGTTATAAGAGTAGCTGTCGGGAGAGCAATATAATGGCAGACACATGGAGAGAGGCAGATTTAAGAAAAGAATATATTGACTCAGCTGTAAAAGCAGTTAATAAAGAAATGAGTATTCTTAAAAATTTATGTATTGTTGATAGTTCTTCGGCATGGACAGAGTCATATTTTAGAGAAACAAACGCAGATAGCACAGACGGATTAACAGGAAGCTCAATAAAGGGTATTCCTCAAATGGCCCCATTCCCATTCGTAGAAGTAACAGAAACAAAAGTTTCTTCTGTTGTTTTAAAATATGGAGATGAAAGTGTTATATCTTTAGAAATGCAGCAAGCTGCAACGGTTCCAATGCTCCAAAGACATATTATAAGATTGGCAAGAAGAATTAATTGGCAGATTGATGTTTCAATTAATGCAGCAATGAGCGCAAGCGCAGGACAAACATTCGCTATAACAGCAGGCAATGAGTGGAACAGCGCAACAGTAGCAAACAGAGACCCAATATATGATATCCTTTACGGAATAAATATGCTTAGAGCCGTAGGATTTGATGCATTAAATGGAAATGGATTTTTAGTAGTAAATGGAACAGATTATACAAATATAATTTCAAATTCAAAAGTTTTAAATCACCCAACTTATCAAAGCGTTTCAGCAGTTGAAAACGGACAAGTAGCAAGATTAGCAGGATTAACAATAATGATTTCGGAAGCAGTAACAGCGGACCAATCTTATATAGTGATTAAAGGACAAAGTTTAGTATGGAAAGAAGCTCAAGCTTTACAAGTAGTAACTATTGACGATCCGGGAAAATCCACAACAATAAGATGTTGGGAAAGAGGAGTTGTACAGGTTCATTCTCCCAATGGAATTTGTAAAATAACAAATACGAGGGCATAAAAAATGAACCCAGACAATGAAATTTTAAATCCAAAAGCTTTAATTCTTCCAACAGTTACAAGTGCAGTAAGGGATACAATGGTTTCTGAAGTTGGAACTTTGGTTTATGATACAACTTTAAATAAATTAGTTTTTTGTAAAGCAAAAGTGGCAGCGGCAGCTTCATGGGAAGTTGTAACCTCTGTCCAGGATAGTTAAAAATGGCAGCAGGAGATTTAACAGCAAGCACACCAACATTATGCACAGGTGCGACAGAAATAAAAACACAAATTGATACTTTAAATTTAACAGCTGCAACAGATTTTATTAAAATTATTCCAATTCCAAATTCCCCAAATCAATTTTTAGTTTTCAAAGTAGAAAGAGCTGCAGCATAAATTTATTAAGTTTATTTTTTTCAATTCTATATGAAAAATCCTTTAATTCCTAAAAATCCGAAAAAAATTAAAGCAATAGAATTGCCTCACTCTGCAGGAATATTAGACGATTTTGCAGTAAGAAAGAATGTTGCAACAAAAGAGGGAACAATAGAAAAAGTACCTGTAAATAATTCTGACATTGTAAATAAAAAATATGTTGATGATGCTATTGATACTGATATAGCAACTCATAAGGCTGACGCTTCTGCCCACCATACTAAATACACTAATGCTGAAGCTGTTGCTGCTGTTGAAGCTGCAGGATATTTTAAAAATCAAACTGACATAATTCATAATTCAATAAGTGGATTAAACGATGGAGATAACTATAAGCATTTAACTGCTACAGAAAAAGCAAATGCAGCAACTGCTTATTCTCACTCTCAAAATAATTCTCAGGCTCATTCAGATTATATGCTTAACACAGGCGACACAGCGACAGGCGATTATAATTTTGATAGTGGAACTTTATTTGTTGATTCTATAAATAATAGAATTGGAATAGGAACAACTAATCCTGGAGAAAGTGCTGATGCTGATTTTGGTCCGATGTTACAGGTTAAATCTACAACTGCACATGTAGATTATTGGAGTGGTAGAGTTGTTGGAGGAGGTCCAAGTAATGCAGTAACCATGGGAGAATTAAATGGCTTGGCTCAAATAGGAGGACATAATGCAGAATTGACTGACTGGTCTAATTTAATAATAAATGCTGGAGGAGGATATGTAGGGATAGGAACATCAAACCCTGCTGATAGACTTGATGTTTATAATGGAGGATTGCGTGTAGGAGATGCATCTGTTCAAGGTTTTTTATCTTATGATGATACAGATGTTAAATTAGGTTCGGTTGGAGATTATGATTTAAAGTTATATACAAATTCAACAGAAAAAATGAGAATAACATCTGATGGAAAAGTAGGAATAGGAACAACAGGCCCAGGTCTCAGAGCTGAAGTTAGGGGAACTGGCGGCGGTCCGGCGACGAGCGGTACGACACAAACAGGTATAATGCGCTTTTCTCAATCGGCTGGTACCTTGGTGATGGATACAGGTATCGGTGCTGCGAGTGGTAACAATGCGTGGTTGCAAGTCACAAATTCTGCTGGTCTAGGAAATTATTACTCACTCTTATTGAATCCTAATGGGGGAAATGTAGGAATAGGAACAACAAGCCCAACAACGTCGGCAAAGTTAGAGATAAATTCAACAACAGGAGCGTTATTATTGTCAAGAATGACTACAACCCAAAGAAACGCTTTAACTGCGGTCAATGGAATGTTAATTTATAATTCCACCGACAATAAATTTCAAGGTTATGAAAATGGAGCATGGGTTAATCTAATTTAAAAAAAGACGAAAGAATTTGCACCGAAAGATATATAAAGGTGTTACACTTTGTTACACTATGATTGAAGAAAGATTTAAACCACAAATTAGGAAAGATATTATAAGTTTTTATAATGGATATAAGAAATCAAATAAAGGATTAAAGGAACAAGAAACACAATGTTATTATATTACAAAAAATGGATTGATTCCACATAAAGGAGTTTGTTCAATAAAAGAACAGAAAAAAGAAAATATTAATAAATTAAAAGAAATGTTTTTTGGAGATAGATATTCAAGTAAAGAATATTTAGAGAAGAATAAAAAAACTTTGAAAGAATCTTTTAAAGATGATAAAGAGATTTTAAAAATAATAAATTATAGTTGGAATAAGTTAAGGAACACAATTTTAAAATGAATAAAACATTAAATATTAGAATCAAGTATAAGACATGGCTAAAGTTAAGGCGGGAATTTCCTGCAAAAAGAAATGAAACTACAGCAAATTATTTAGAAGGTGTTGTTAATGCTTTCTTTTTAAAAGAAAATAGAATAGAAATGTAAGGGGGTAACAAGAAATGACAAAAGAAAATATAGAGATCCTGGATTTTGAAGATAAGAAAACACAAGGCGGAAAATCTTACACAAGATTTAAAACTTCTCAGGGATGGATGAGCTGCTTTGACGCAAAAAGTATAAATGACTTAAAAAAGAAAGTCAATCAAGGCATGGTAACTGTGGATTTAACAGAGTCTGGGGAATTTAAGAATATAAAAAAATTCTTGGGAGAAAATGAAGAAGCCGAAGAAGAAAGTAAGAAGTCGGTACCGAAAAATGAATTTCCGGAGAGCATGAAAGTAGCTTACGCAAAAGATGTTTTGTGTTCTATTATTGGAAGGATCTCACAACAAAAGTTTGACGATGAATTTGTAGAAGATGAAAAAATATTGCAGTTGGCTAAGATGGCAACAAACGCAATAAAGTTTATTGAGAAAGATATTAAACTTCCTTGATAAAATATTACTTTATTTTTTTTTCTTTTTTTTTTCTTATTTTATAGAACTTCCCGCACCTATGTCCATGCAGGATAAGTTTATTAATCAAGAAACCTTAGTTTTCACAGAAAACTAAAACCCTGATTCTCAATTGTCCCGCTCAGCCAGACTGCGGGAAGCAGGTCGGGAGCGGGTTATTCCGGGCTCAGCCCGACATCCAGAGCCCCATCCAGCCCGAGGTGCCGCTCG